AAGTAAGACGTATAAAGGCAACTACCCAACTGCAAAGGTGCAGCCCAACCATTGAAAGTGCCATCTTCATCGCGCTCAAAAGAACGCTTGAGGAAAGTGCACTCCTCAATGGGTTTGTGAGGTCTCAAAGCCTCACCTTTAATACCACTTGTGTAATCAAGGTTAAATATATCCTTCATCGCACTGGCTACCGTGACCTGATTGAAGACATCGGCCACGGAGTCAGAAACTCCAGATAAATTGTCATCACCAAAAGTGGCGGGGCGGAAAACATCCCACATCTCACGAAACTCCACCACACCATTGGTGATATGTTGAAAGCATGAGGAGAGTGTAATCAAAGCATACCACGAATTGACAATGGTTGTCAAAGGGTGTCCACTGGGTAAAGACTTACACCACTGGATGACATAGCAGTTGGAACCCCCCACTCCACACAAGTGGCGCGAGTTAACCAAATCCAACCAAAGCACGCTACGAATACGTGCATTCTCCTCTCCGTCATCATACCAGCGATTTATAAAGTCCAAAATCTCCCAATGCACGTAGGGCTGTTCACTCGCGTCAAAGCGCTTGAAATCTCCGTCAAAGAACTTGGTGCGTGTCTTATCACCACCTTTAAGGTGAGATACAAGATACCACCAATCGTGATATGGGTTGATGCCTGGGCAAACGCCTGTCGCTGTGTGATGCCGAAAGTTTGCAGCTATGAAAGCTCCAAACATGATACGACACGCAATGACATAATCCAATGGCGAACCGGAAATGATACGGGTTTGACACTTCTCAACCTTCTCGTAGGGTCGCAACTCATCTTTGAGAAAGTCGACACACAAATGAGCCAAGCGCTCATTACGGGCAGCTGAAGCTAAAATCTGATCAACCCTCTCCTTAAGCTCTGAACACTTAGCAGTGTCGAAGCAATAATCTTGTCCCTCCCCAAAGAACCCTGTCTTTCCTCTGTCCCCATCAAAAACATAAGGGAAACCAGCGGAAGTGGAACGATTAACGGCCTTGATCTTCAGGCCCTCGACACCCTTAACGGCCTCCTCAAAGGAGAACAGACGACGGCTCTCAAAACGTGTCTCGTTCCTGAAAGGAAAAGAGGCCACATCCACTGCTTGCCGCAAGCCAGGGACTTCACGTATCTCCAACGGGCTTTGGTAATTGCGTAAGCCCTCCACCATTGGATCAAGCCACTCGCCATCAACATTGATAGCTCGCATATGAGCTGGTGCTTGACCACAATCACCAAATGGTGACAGATCCTTGATTGGTGACGGCTTGAGCTTGGAATTGGGTGATAAGCTCACACCCTTAGACAATTTGCCCA